CAACACCATTACTTATCACTATTGCCCTCTGCCCATATTTCAATGTTTTTGGTTTAACAAGGGCATCATCCGCTACAACAGACAACTCGATCAAATTGTTGTACTCGATAGACCCAAAAGTTTCGCTTGCCTGTGACTGTGCCATTTGTGCAAATGTATGGGTATCGTCAGGCTCAACTGATACCGTGCTTTGAATCACAGGTACAATCCTATCTCTGTTCTGCGTATCATAACTATCATCCGTATGAAGGTAATATTCAATCTTGCTTGAGTAATCCTGCACGTTGTAGATGACTAATTTATTCGTGTCGAACTCTGTTTCTTTTATCGTGATATTCTTACTAACTATATTAGGGAGATCAGCCTCGATGTATATCGCATCGTCAGTTGCTTTCCCAATATCCAAGACTATTGTTTTGGTGGTAAAGTTAGGAGTTACGGTCAATGCAACTCGATATTTCTCCATAGAACGAACAATGAAAGTTCTGTAAAAGTTGCAGATGAGATGGTGCTTTCCTTCTACATCTGATTTTAGATTAAATCCCCATCCTGTAGTGGATGAGGATGTTGTGACTCTTAATCCAGTTATGTTTTGTACTAAATCGGTATTATTCACCCAAAGGCTGTCTATCATCGCCTTCAGTCTCGTTTCCAGAGCCCCCTGCCCCTGCAGGTCTGTGTCGAATAAAATATCTGTGTAAAAAATCGAAATGAACGGCTTATATTCTACCTGAACCGTTCCCTGTTCCTCTCCTGCAGATACTCCGCATACTACTCCGAAGAAATCATCATCCCTACCCTTTATATGGACGTAGTCACCGTTCATTATCGCCGCATTTGTTATAATAGTGATTTCATTGATCTCAACATTAAGATAGTCGAAGGTATACGGAACATCTGAAACGGTGAAGGATGTAATAAATTCAAATTTACTCGAGAAAATCTCAACATTATATGCTTGCATAGCTTATGTTAGCCTCCACCTTGATAGGACATATCCCAGTATCTGTGTGGGTTACAGTTATGATATTTCTCCCATTCCGCAGAAAGAAAAATCGTTCTGTCCCAAAATCGCATGATTGATAGCGGTCTGCCGTCAGGTTGCCGTCCATGTCCTGCTCTGTGATTGAGTAAGGGATGACAGTGGAGTCTATCACCAACACCCTATTGGATGGGATCGATCCTATCATAGTGCCTACTGCATAAAGCTCTCCATTAACGTAATGCCGCCACGTAGGGTCTTCACATGGACCATATATCATGATCTTGCAAGGAGAATCCTCAACAGTATCGGATAAGATTTCAACCGACTCCGCAACACCTTCCGAGTAGGTATAAGAATAGGTGTATGGGTAGGTTGTAGCCTCTCCTGTTCTTCCTTCGTTGTACGCAGATTTGCGTTGAAAAAAATTACTGGTGCAAATTAGGGACACACTGCAACCGAATATTTGGTATCCTTTTCTGTCTATCCTTGAAATAGACTGCAGGTCGCAGTGTATTTCATATTCGCCAGAGTCATTCTTATAAACCAGTGTGAGCGGATTCTTTCTTGCGAAAATAACAAATGCTTTATAAGTTGCATCAGCATCTTGATGGAATATCGCTGTGAACTCTATGACCCTTTGCTCCATAAACTCATCTGCAAGCAGGTAATCACTTCCTGCCTTGACATATGTTGATGAACCGCTTAACCCCAAACCATCTAACTGAAACGTTATGATAGACGAATTGAGGAGATCATACGATTCACCTATCCTGTTTTTAAGGATTAACTTTATCATGGCATCATCATCCCCAATTCTCTATCAATGTCCCTGCGATTGATATATGCAACTGTTTTCTGCGGCAACCATGCTTCAAGAAGGTTAAGCAGTCTTGCAAGCATTGCCTCAACATTCGTATTCCGTGTTGCTTTGCGGATCATATTGAGAGCATACTGCTCACCGACAACGTATTCCCTGCCTGCTTCTCCACCACCGAGGAGATTCCCACCTGCCGCTCCGAATATCGTTGCACCGTCCAATCCTATCAGGTTGTTCATGGCTTTCTTATTCCAAGAAATACTGAAGCCCGTTGGATAAGTAATTTTCTTTCCTAAAATGGTTTTAGATGCAGTTGTCAGTGATATCTTTGGCAATTTCGGAGTAGGAAGTTTTAACTTAAAATTGTTGAATGAACTCTTTATTTTTGCAACAATGCCTTTTACTTTTGTCAGTGCGTTACTCACAGGACTTGTGATTGCTTTATAAACGCTATTGAAAACACCTTTGACCGTTCCTGCAATTCCAGAAAACTTCAGGTGCGACTTTATATTATTCACGGCGTTGCCAACAAAAGACTTGACATTGCTAATGACATTATGAATTGTAGTCTTAACGGCATTGAAAACACTACTAACGATGCCTGAAAGCCCTGAGAAGTGCATCACATTTTTAATTGCACTTACTGCATTTGAAACAACTGTTTTTGCCGCAGTTAAAGCATTTGATATTGCAGTCTTGATTGCGTTCCACACAGTAGATGTCAGGGTCTTTATTGCGTTCCATGCATTTCTAATGGTGTTCCTAACAGCATTTGCAACTCCTGATATAACAGTCTTAATTGCGTTCCATGCAGTGGATGTAGCATTTCTTACTGTGTTCCAAACGTTTTGAATGACTGTCTTTATGGCATTGAACGCAGTTTGTATCATGGTTCTTACTTTATTCACCACTCCAATAACGTATGACTTTATAGTATTCCATACGTTCAGAGTAGCTTTTTTAATTGCGTTCCATGCAGTGACGATTGCCTGCCCTATCTGCGTAAAGCTGACCTTCAGGTTCTTCATCAAAGTCACGGCATACTTTTTGACTGTATCCCAATTCTTATAGAGTAAGACCCCGATAGCAATAACCGCACCGATTGCCACAACAATTAATCCAAGTGGTGAAAACAGGAATCCGATTCCCGAAATCAAAAGGCCGACCCCCTTTGCCACAAGGGATAATACACCAAATACGGAACTCAGGATTTTGAAGAAACCTGCAAGGGCCACCAAAACTGGTGTAACTGCCGCCACGATTCCAAGTATCGTCATAATCATTGTTTTGGTCTTCGGGTCCATTTGCTGTATCTTCTCTGATAATTTTGTGATCCATCCTGCAAATTTATTTATCGCAGGTGCGGCAGACTGTAAGAAGGCTATTCCAAGTGATATTCCTGCGTTCTGAAGATTGGTCAAGGCTTTCCGCATCTTCGCCCCTGCAGTTCCTCCCAGTTTCTTCAGTGCCTCACTGACAGCATCGGTGTCGGAATCAAGCTCCTTCAATGCATTGTCGAAGTCCTTGCCTCCCTGACTCAATAGGGCAAGTGCTCCAGTTCCTGCAGATGAACTTGACCACAACTCTTTGAAGTTTGTTCCGTTCTTTTCCGCTTCTTCTTTCAGTATCTTCAAGACTTCAGACAACGGCATACCGCTGTCCATCAGTTCCTTGAAGGACTTTCCTGTTTTTGCTCTCAGGATCTCAGAAACATTAGAGCCTGACTTTCCGAGTTCCTGCAACATCGCATTGATGTAGGTTGTGGAAATCCTAGTGTTGATACCTTGCTTTGTCAGAGAAACGTAGGCGGCAGAAAGATTGCTGATATTGACTCCAAGGTTGGCGGCATTGGGGATAACTCTACCCATTGAATTGGCAAGTTCCCCGACCGTTGTCTTACCAAGGTTCTGAGTCTTTACCAGTTTATTGGCGATCTCATCCGCACTGCCTGCAGACTTGCCGTATGCATTTTGTGCCGTGGTCAAAACATTGACTGCGGTGGATGTTTCCGTGAATCCTACCTTTGCCAAGTTTGCGGCAGTCTTGGTAAACTTACCTAACTTCTCAACAGATACACCTGATGATAATGCCTGATAGCCTGCCTCCGCTAACTCGGATGCACTCTTTCCTGTGTTGTTGGACAGATCAAGGAACATCTTTGATAGCTTGCTGACTGGGGTTTTTGAAGTGTCAACCAGTGTTGATACTTTTGCTATTTTATCCTGGTAAGTTGATGCACTCTTAACCGCAGGAATAAATACTGCCGCCGCCGCCGCAGACAATGGTGCAAACTTCCTTGAAAGTTCCATTGTCTTTTTACTAAGTGTACCAAATTTAGTGCTTATATTCCCTAGCTTTGTGCCAAGATTGGAAAAAGCACCTCCGATGGCTTCAAGCTTTGATCCTGTGGAACTGAACGCACCAGATATACCCCTTCCGACTGTAGAAGCATCTTTTTTGGCACTCTGCAGACCTCTGTCATATTGAGTTTTATTTAGGGTCAGTGTTGCCGCTAAAGTCAGTACGTTCATTGTTAATTCCTTTCAGCTTGTTCCTGATATTGTTTATAATGTCTTCAGGCTCTCTGTCATCATCTTTGGCAGGTCTTCTGTCAAATATGATGAGGTCTTCCCATGATTTTTCAAATTCACAAATATACTTGAAGCCATAGGTCACATATGCCTTGTAGTATCTGTCTTTTTTATCCTGAACTAATTTTGCACCATAGTATCTGAAAAAGAATTTTGGCTTTCTGTTTCCTCTGTACTCCCCATAACAGACCCAAAAGAGATCAACCGCTTCAGGGTCTGTTATGTAAAAAGGGGCTGGATGTCAGGATCATTAACCACCTCAAGCAACATCATCGGCAACTTGGCAAGAGTGAGTTCCTGTAAGAATGTCTCCCTGTCCTTCTGCTCCAGTAGTGCCAGTGCGGTGATTACTGCATCCTTATGCTTCTTGATTGCGAGATTTACAATGAGTAACTTCGGCTTGTTGCTGTTCATTAACGCAACAACTTCTTCATCACCCATGATCTCCGCAATAGGTTCAATCAATTCTGCCAATACATCGAGGGCAGATTCTCCCTTTATTTCTGATAATCGCATATATCTCCTTTTTAGGCGGCAGGATCAATAGAGTAGAACTCCATCGGCATGACATCCTGTGCAGATAAGCTGACATGACCTGTCAACTCAACATCAAGATTTCCTTTGCTTGACTTCTCGGTCTTAATGCTCAGTCCGCCTGTTGAAAGTGCATTAAGAAGTTTCACTGCAACCAAACCACCGTCAGCACGGTCACCAACCCACCAAAGGTCTGCAAAATCCGCCTGATTCAGGTCTCTTCTCGGTTTTACTACGTGATTCGTAGAATCAATATCTGCCGCTCCAAGTGCCAGTTTGAAACCTTCCTCGGAAATCTTCAACGCAGTAAAACTCATAGTACAAGTCCAACTGTCAAGATGCTTTAACTCTTTCATGTTTACAGGGCAGTTGTCTACATCTTCTCCGAGATCACTGTATTCAGGTTCGCAGGTGATCTCGATTCCTCCAGTGGTTGCCGTAACAATATCATCGTCAGTAAATCCTGCCTGACCTGCAATCGCATCCGTCAGGCTGAACTGTTTCAGGATAATTCCTGCATCTAACTGCATATCCTGAAATGTTGACTGAGGGATTTTTGTATATCTTCCCATCTTATTCCTCCTAATAAGCTGTCATAAACTCAACTTGAATTTGTATATAAATTCTTCGTATCATGTCACTGGTATCGTCAGCCATTCGCTGTGCAAAGGGATGCCCTTTCGTGATCCACATATAGCCTTCGTCAATTCTCTTCACATAGAATCCGAACTCCGCAATCTGCTTCTCAATCTCATGGCATTTAGAAGTGATCTCTTGCCATGACTGACCGTAGTACCATAGATTCCCTGAAAGTACGATGGGAGAATCAAGACTGTCTGTTCCTACATCGTAGGTGATGTAAGGAAAGGCAGGTGCGTTTCCCCCTGTTGGCACGGTATTAGAATCATATGCTTCAAGACCAAAGGATGACCAAAAATCGTGTAGTGCCTGCTCTTTGTCCATAAACTACCTCGGCAATACAAATTCTTCTGCAGTGACCTGCCTCATGTCTAACCCTGCTGACTTGGGTGTAAATTTATCATCACCGTCACTGGTGATTCGGAATATCTTTCCATCCCTTTTCCTTTTTACTACATCGTGATAGTCAAGCATGACCGCTCTTGATGTAGTCAGAGTATAAAGAGATGTTACACCCTGTTTTGATGCGGACCTTGCATCTATAGATGTATCGAAAGTGACAGCACCTAGGAACTCCGCACCCTCTACATAGGTTGTGGTAGTTCCTCCGTAGCCGTCTGAACTGGTTGTTTTATCAAGGATAACCATATCCTCCATAGCATCACTTAGCAGGCTCATAATATCTTTCTCCATCTGTTTAACTGGCTTGAATACATATTCTTCCACGATGTTGCTTCGCCATTTGCTCCAGTGCTTTTTGTGTAAGAATATCCTCCGAAAGATTCACTGTCATATGGGGTCAGTTTGTCAACATCACCATATTTTTTCTGCCAGTCCTCTATCTCGCTTGCAAGTTTCAGAAACGCAGGTGGAATACCCAACCCCCACACACATCCGTCAAAGGTTTCATCCTGCAGAATCTGAGTGGGATATTGCCAGACACCATCATTGAAGGTACTGCCAATAATGCGGATGTACTGTCCATCCTTTATCGTTCCATTCAACTCGCTAAGGTCTATGATGCCGTCCGTGATGGTGAATTTTCCATAATATGAACTTTGCTTAAACCAATTCCTTATCTCTTGGCAGATCTCGGTCAGCATTTTTTCTTGTCCTCTTCTTCGTCTTAATCTCTTCTATCAACGGCTCTTTCATCAAATTATCAGAACCCATGAGAGCATTCAGCCTTTCAGCTGATACCTTTACACCATGGTGGGGGAACTCGTCCCCCACCTCATAAAGGTATTTATTGTCTTCAAGGTCTGCAAACCTCTTCAGAACTTTGTACATTAAGCACCTGCCGTTTCAGCTGTAGTAGCGATGAATAAGCTGTTCGGATTGTAAAGAACTGGCATGAACAGACCGCTTGCCTTTGTCCAAAGCACAGCAGGGTCCCACTCCATCTTCTGACTTACGTAAACGTAAGGGGAAACAGAAGACTCTGTAGAAACATTGTAGAACTGAGCCGCATCAACCTCAGGCGGATCGCCCCAAAGTCCTACACCTAACCTGCCTCCAGGATTGGTAGCGAAGAACGTTACCTTATTGGCAGGGAAATATCTCTTGGTAGTTACGGACGGTCTGCCGTTTGCACCGATAGTTGCGGATGCTCCATATGTCAGGTCATTGGTCACGATCTGAGTGATGCCGTACTCTTCAGCTAACCATGCTTCGAAGTCAGAGACCTTCACTAAAGCACCGACTCCGACATTGCCATTGATAGCTTTCTGTACGTTTGCATCTTTACGCATCTTGGTCAGGTTAGTCCTGCTTGTCAGGATGCCAGTGATGGTAACTCCCTTTGCGATCGCATCATCCACGATTGCCTGAATCTGAGAAGGAATATCAGTGGTAGCACCTGCACCAAAGTCAAGGGTATATGCTGTCTGCGATGCAGGAACACCATAGTCAACTGTAATGTCAAGGTTGTTCTCCTTGATAGTAACCTGACCAGTAGCAAGCAGTTCATTCTTAGCTACCTTGGAACGTGTAAATACCTGATCAGCAAGTCTGATACCATCCTGAATGACATAATCATACATGGCATCTTCTCTAACTCCTGACCGCAGGAGAGCACGCATCCTTTCGGACTGGTTGATTTTTACTTTGATTAAACCTTTTTCAATGTTGTGGTTATCCACAGGAGCACGGAAGGTTGTCAGGGATTCCGTATCAAATCCGTGGAACTGAGCCATGACAGGAATCTGATACTCAGATGCGATAGAGTTCCACTGAGCCATAAGGTTATCTGTCTTCAGATCACCCAGTAAGCCGTCAATCGGGTCATTTGGTCTAGTTACATTGAATCCTGTATCAAGCCATTCAGCCTGCGGAATTAATCCTAATACGTTATTTTCAAATCTCGGCATGATATAAATCCTCCTTGATTAAGGTCTAGTTACTGTGGGACTAGTTGCAATGAACTTAAACCCTTTAGCCTCAAGTGCCGCCTGAACACCGCTTGCAGGTGCGACAGGAAGCCTATCAAGGTAAACGGTTCCTGCAGTCACTACAGAACCTGGCATGTTGCCAGTAGTGACATCTACATCTTCATAAACGATTCCTTCAACCGTTCCTGATGCATTAGCAGGGTAGAAAGTTCCTGCCTTTACATATTTACCGCCATTTCCTGCAGTTGTTGCCCCACTCTGTGCAATCTGTCTTGTTACCCTAGTACATTCCTCATGTGCGAGAAAGTAACCTGGAGCGTAGACAGTTCCTGTTTCATTCAGATTAAAAGACATTACTTGTCCTCCTTTACTGCTCCATATAAGTTATCATGATACTGTGCCGCCAACTGTGCCGCACGGGATTGACCTGTCGGTCTGCCTCCACCTAAATCATTTCTTGGTGGTGTTGCGGTCTGTGCTCCATGCTCTTCTTGCCGAACGATGAAGTCTGACCACTCGCTCTCGATGTTCTTCTTTACATCGTCACAGCCTTTGATCTTGCCGTCCTCAAGCTCTACATCATCTAGATTGGTCACTCTCAGGATAGATGCTATCCTTTTCTCGGAGACACCTGCCTCTTTCAGAAGGTCAGTATATGCCTTTTCCTTGGCAATCTTTGTTTCCTTTGCTTCTATGTCTGTCTTGTACTGGTCATACTCCGTCTTTAACTCGTTGTACTTGGATTCCCAATCCTCACCGTTGCCCTGCTTCTTCAGGTCATCCAGTTCTTTCTGAACCTCAGGAAGTTTGTCGGCATCTGCCTTGTACTTGTCCCTCTGTTCCTTCAGTCCCTCAATGCTGTCAGTGTGTGCGGTGATGATCTCATCAATCTTGTCAGCTTCAATTCCCAGTGCTGACAGAAAGCGTCTCGTTAATGCCAATCTTCTTTCCTCCATTTCTTCGGATGTGCTGTTTCACTTTTCTTTGTGAATCAGCAAAACAAAAAAGAGCCATCTCGGATAACCGAGTTGACTCCTATTAGTCCTGCCATCATGCCCAATTGCATGCGTGCTATATTTTCTTTCGAATGACTGTCCTTATGATAATCTTGCCATCCTTCTGAGCCGTCAATTCTATCCGCTCACCCCTCGTCAGGGATAAGCTGATTTTCTTCAGCTGTTCTTCGCTTAAAATATAAGGCTCTTTTTTGCTTTGCTTTGTATTCATGATTATAGCACATTCCCTTTAACTTTTCAATTCTGCATCAAAAATTGCCTGGTATTCACTTATATGGTTCTGTATGGCAGGCTTTATGTACGGTCTTCCTGACCTTCCGTTTGAGCCCATCTCAACATAGATTGCATACTCAACATTTGTCCCTACATATACGTTATGTTCATCAGGAGTTCCTACCTGTCCGCTGTAACTTCCTGTCTTGATCTCTCCGTTCTTTTCCCTATCTGCACGATATGTAGTAATAGCTGTCGAACCTCCTGATACCGCATGGGTAATGGAGTTTCTCAGTAATCCCGTATCAACAGGACATAAACCCTGGGCATATCCTTCTGCCTTTAATCCGATTTTCTCCAAAGCACGGTTTACCTTTTCTGAACAATGCCTAATGGCAAAATCAGTTTGGTCTGTATCAATATGAAATTCAAGTTCCTTTGTCGCCATGATTTACCTCACAATCCAAGCATTTCCTCCAGTGCATGACGATGTCCTGCCTTCCATGCATCGTAATCATCAACACTCATATATCTAGCATCAAGCGGTATCGGTTCTCCATCAATCACAGAGTTCATGGTGCATCTGCAGTTCTGTATCTCCTCATCGGGTCCTGATGGGTCTGCAGGCTCCATTAATCCATTGGAAAATGTTCCCTCAATGTCAACTATCTCTCCATCCATCAATGCGTGAGTATGCCGTGTCCTATCATCAATAGTTGCCATCCATTGTTTCTCTATATTGATGCCCATATCCCTTGCTCTTCGGTAGCTGTCTAGCCTTCCTGAGTTCTGGGCATTGGTCATCAATGTCCTTGCTGTTCTAACGGATGCTTTGTAATTCATCCCTGATACCCTTTGCAGGTCTTCCGCAATCTTCGGTATCGATTTCCCTTGCGTGATTCCTTGAGTGATGACAGAGTTTATCTTTTTGTTATTCCAAGTAAGATCCTTTGCCGCCTTCAAGCCTGCCTTCTTGTACAGCCCTGCTTTTTTTTTCATCAAATTGTTGACTGCATCTCGGTTGTACAAAAGATAGTTCGTATTGACTTTTGTCTGCCGTTCAATCTGATAGGTGCTGTAGTTGTGATTCAACGCATATATATCAGGAAGTTTATCATTGATTACATCCCTTGCGTGCTTATTGGCATTATGAAAATCCCCTGCAAGTGACTCGACCATCTCTTTATACCGCCTATTTACTAATACCTCTGTTTTTCGCCATTTAATATATTCCTTTCTTGTTGACTCATCCACTACCTTCTTAATCTGTTCCCTGTCCTTTGCATCAAACTCCTTCATCCGCTCCTTAAAACGTTCAGATGCCTGTTTATAGGCTTTTTGATATTCCTGTTTCATGACCTTCTCAAGTTTCTTTATTTCCTTTTCCGTCTGAATATGTGCGTAATCCATAAGCACCTCCATAAAAGGGATAGCAGGAGTCGAACCTGCATGCCTCAAGGCTTCTCCGAGTAATATCCCTTGTCTATGTCACAGCCTTATAAAAGGTCTATGCATCAACACATTGCTCTTCTGCTGACTTCATCTCGCAGTTCTTTGTTTGTCAGGAAATCGCCGTGTAGTGATGTGACATCCGTGATTCCGTTGCTCTTTGCTCCCCTTGCAGAAACACACGCATGATCCGCTACGATGTTTACATAAACATCATTACTTCCAGTTGCCATCATGATGCATTCGGAGATGTCCTCTGCCAACTGTTCCTGCAATTGTAATCTCTTGGCGCACATAGACACGATTCTTGGAATCTTACTCAATCCTATAACTTTGTGTGTGCCATCTGATTCCTGCTTGGGAATATAAGCAACTATAACTGTCATATTATACATTAATGCAAGATGGTGTTCACAGTGAGAAAAAACATCCTCCACCTTCTTGACCACCAAGGGATTATTGACTACATGAAAACATTTGCCGTACATCTGTGCTATTTGCTCATTTGTGTACTGAATACCTTCAAGTAGTTCCTCCCAATATCCCGCAACTCTTCTCGGAGTTTCTATCAATCCTTCACGTTGTGGATTCTCACCGACAGCTTCAAGGAATAACGTCACTGCCTGCTCTATCTTTTTCTTATCCATCAAACACCTCGTTCATCGGGATTCCATATTATCTTATGCATCTGCAACTGCATCCTGATCTCATTATCCCCTTGATAATTCTTTACGAACTCCACTATATCCTTCAGGTCTATTTCTCCAAATACTGCACTTATATACACAGGACATTCCAATGTGTTCTTTTTCAGAAAGTCATCAAGATAATCCAAGTCCTCTTTTCTGACAACCACTTTTAAAGCATCGTCCCTCCAAAGGATCTTGAGGTTTTCTTCAAGCATCGCATCACACATTCCGCTTGAAGGCATCTTCCAATCCATGCAGATATAGGCATACTGAGCTACATCGAATATCCGCACAGCACCATTTGTTTCAATAACTGTGCTGTAACCTTTTTCCCATAATGCTAAAACGAGGTCTTTTGCATTGCTCTGAAGCAACGGTTCACCGCCAGTTAATGTTACGTTTTTACACGGATACCTCTTTATCGAAAAAAGAATTTCAGGGATAGTAAGATGTACACCCGAACCGTATTCTAATGCATATCCAGTATCACAATAATTGCACCTCAGATTGCATCCTGCTAACCTTATGAAGATAGATGGATTTCCTGCCCTTCTACCTTCACCATCTATGCTATAGAATATCTCGTTAACAATCAGGTCTTTCATACTCCGCTACATTCCCTTCAGATTCTTGTACGATAACCTTCACGCATTTATCTCCGATGGTTTCCGCAATCCATCTACCGATATTCTCAGCAGTGGGATTACATCCAATCACATCATTGATATATTTATGGTCTAGCTGGTCTGATATATTTTTCTTGATGTGTGTGAAGTCATATACCATTCCGTTGTTATCAAGTTCTTCAGACTGGCAGATTATCTCGATAATCCAGTTATGACCATGGATATTCTCACACTTGCTTTTGTAATCAAGATTCAGTTTATGTGCGGCGCTTATCTCTAGCCTTTTCTTTACTCTATACATTATTGCTCCTCATACTCCAAGGGATCGTCTATTCCGTTTTCTTTAAATGCATTTATTCGGTCAATGCAAGTTCCGCATTTCCCACAGGGCTTATCGCCGCCTTTATAACAACTCCATGTCATTTCATACGGAACATTTATCTCTATTCCTTTTCTGACAACCCATGCTTTGTTGTTATAAATAAACGGTGCTTCAATCCTTACTTGCCCTGCAGTTCCTTCTTTCACCGCATTATTCATAAAGAACTCAAACATCGGAGAACAATCAGGATATGCACTCCCTGCAGAATCATCTTTATGTGCTCCATACATCACAATGTCATATCCTCTTGACATAGCGATACTTGTTGCCATTGCCAAAAATAGGCCATTACGGAAAGGCACATATGTAGAAACAGTAGGAAATCCCTGTTCTTCCTGTTGTTCTTTATAATTTCCTTCAGGAATATCTGCGTTTCCTTTAATCAATGTGCAATCTGATCCCTCAAATATCTTTTTTACATCAAACTTCAAGAGTTCTACATTGTAATACTTGGCAATCTTTTCAGCACACTCTGTTTCCTTGTCATGCTTCTGTCCGTATGATATTGATAAGGCAAGTACATTCTTTGAACCGTATTTCTTCACAGCCAAGGCAAGACACGTTGTGCTGTCTAGTCCTCCGCTAAATAAAACAACCGCTTTCATGTATTCTCCTTATAGAATTTTAACTGCTGTCCTATACCTAGATGTGATAAAGGTGCTTCATGAGATTTAAAAAGGCATTCTATGTATTTTCTATACGGCTTACCACATAAAAACACTGCTTTGTCATTAAAAGATATCTTGCCTTGCTTAACCTCATTCAGTAATTGTTTATACACCATAGCCGACCACTTTTTAACCTCTACCGTCTTAGCAGATATCAGAGTTTTTTCGTATGGTTCTATTATCGTTTCTGGATGTAGTACACCATACTTTGCTGATAGAATATAAATAGAATCAGGGCAAAGTGATAAAGCATACTTATACCCCCCCCTAAAAAGTGCTGATGGTGTATACATCTCTCTTGCTCTGCATGGGTGTGTTTTCTTTTGTTTGGTGCAGGCAATAAAGATTATCATAAATTATTCTCCGCATATTTTTGGAACTTAATCCACTCGGTGTAATTAATCAATGCAACCTTTCTGCTATCTGCTAACCTCTTGCCCTTTGGACAATCAATCTTTTTCATGGTCTTTCCTGTGAATTGATATATAAAGCCAAACCTGTTGCCAGTTGTCCATGCTGTTGAATCAACAGAATCAAATCTGCAAACCTTGAGCCAGTCTAATGATGTGAATCCGAGTCCATGTATCTTTGCTTTTCTTTTATGTGCTTCACGGATCATTGAAGGCAATCCTTTGTAATGCTCTTTCTTTATCTCTCCTGAAACAATCCCACCTATAGCTACATAGTCATATTGATCACACATATTCTGAAACTCTTTTATCCCCCTTGATTTATGCCAAACAGGGATACAAGGCTTACCAGTTAATACTTCTAATCTTTTTCTGTACTCAAGTACCTTTTCGTAACCAACAACAGAATCAATGTCTAACTCAAAGTATTTTTCCACGTGATTTCTATTTATGAAATCTGCGTACTTCTCTATATATTCATCCCAATTAACATGAGTCTTGCTATTCTGCATGAAGGTGAAAGCACCACTATCAAGCATAAAGTCTCCGAAATAGGGAATCAACTTCTCTGTGGTTTCATCGGTGTAGTAGAAGGACTCTAAGATATAAGGACGGTGTTTCTTTATTGCGTCCTGATAATAACTTGCCTGCCCCCCCCACAGGGTGCTACACCTGCTGTGTATATTTTCATTTAGATTGCTAGGGATACCCCCCCTATCAGGTTCATGGCGAAGTTTTCTCCGTCCCGAAACTTCTGCAGGGTATGAGGACTCGCAAGGAATATTTTCATCTCCTAAGCTACCCCCCCCTCCGTATAATATCGGAGCGATGTAAACTGGAAATATTGTGTTTCCTGCTAGGTAAATTCTCATTTTCTTTTATAGGCGAAACCAAGTCATCATGTACCCAGTGCCTTGACTCCCCCCCCCGCCAAAAATTTGCATCTGACACTCCTAAATAGGTATTTATTTGTTCTTGCCCCCCCCTCAGGGCAGGTATTATCTTGTCTTTGCC